CCTCACATTTTCCCCGGAGGTAGGTTTGGGCATCCCGAATCTGGGTTTCGGATAAGACAGGACGACCTGTGTCGTTGGGGTCTTCTTGCGTTCGTTCCTTTCTACCCAACGAGGGGTACGCAAGTCGTCCTGTCCTACCTGAAACCCGGATTCGGAAACAGCAAAGGAACCCGGAATAGGAGAGAACTCCGTGGCAAGGGCCAAGAAGTCACCCAGAGGACGGGCCGCCACTCCGGAGCAGCAGGAGAATCAACTCATTTCGCTCGCAGTCCAGCGAGCCGAGGAGATGCTACTGGACGGCACGGCTCCTCCTTCCATCATCACGCACTACCTCAAGCTCGCCACGAGCCGTGAGCGGTTGGAGCAGGAGCGAATCAAGGCCGAGAACGACATGCTCAAGGCCAAAGCCGACGCTCTGGCGGCCTCAGCACGAGGGGAGGAGGCCTACAAGGAGGTTCTCGAGGCATTCAAGTCCTACGCCGGAGGAGGTGTGGGTCTTGAGTCGGATTCGGACCTACCATGAACTCTCTCGCATCGAATCCTTCGAGGATCGGTACGAGTACCTACGTCTCAATCAGGATCCAGGGGATCAGACCTTCGGTTTCGAACGGTATCTGAACCAATCCTTCTACCACTCGACCGAATGGCGTCAAGCGAGGCAGAAGGTTATCCTCAGAGACGACGCATGCGACCTCGGGGTCCCGGGTCACGACATCTACGGTAAGATTCTCGTTCATCACATGAACCCAATTCGGCCCGAGGACCTCGAGGGGGAGTTCAATCCCGACATCCTCGATCCCGAATACCTGGTCTGCGTGCGACACGACACACACAACGCGATTCACTTCGGCGACGCGAGCCTGTTACCCAAGCCTCTAGTCGAGAGAACGCCGAACGACACGATACCCTGGAGGTGACCGTGGCTGATTCGATATTGAATGACATCAAGAAGGCTCTCGGCATCACCGAGGACTACACGGCTTTCGATCAGGAGATCATTCTCCACACAAACACGGCACTCATGTTCGCAGAGGAGATCGGTCTCCCCTCGTTCAAGATCACCGGAAAGACAGAGACCTGGGATCAGTACCTCAGCGGCGTCACGAAGAACGTTGAGGCCGTCAAGACGTACCTGTATCTGCAAGTGCGGCTCGTATTCGACCCGCCTGCTAACTCTTTCGTTGTAACGGCGATCGAGAAGCAGCTTCAGGAGTACGCCTGGCGTATCAACCTACAGAAGGAGACTCCATGAGTGACCAACTCATGCATTACGGGGTCAAGGGGATGCGTAAAGGCGCTCGGAAGAGTCGTGAGCAGCGGAATGCTGAGCGCCGCGCCAAGTACGAGGCCAAACTCAAGGCTAAGTATGGCGATCATGACATCGCTACGATTGAGGCCTTCATCAAGAAGCGCAAGGCGCAAGCAAAGGCAGCCAGGGACTGGCGTCTCGGCAACCAGCGTAACCGTCAGCTCACCGCTACCGAGCGTCGGGAGAAGTATTACAACGAACTCGATACCGGCCAGCTGGGCAAGACCTACGCAACCGATGCAACCCTCGCCGAAGCAGCTCGTAGGTACTACAAGAAGGGGCACAACAAGCGAATGGGTCATTCGGAGTTGATGCATTACGGCGTCAGAGGCATGCGCTGGGGAATCCGCAAGTCTCGTATCAAGGGTGCGAAGAGGTGGACTTCCAAAAAGCAGGCCAAAATAGATGGTATGTCCGATGATCAGCTCAGACGGGTCAACAACCGCCTTCGGTTAGAGAAGGAGTACCGTCAGCTGACCCAGACTCGGATGGAGCGCTACCGCGCCAAGGCGGGGAAGGTGGTCGAAGAGGCCGCGGCCAACACTCTGCAGAACGCACTTCAGAAGAATCTTAAGAAGGCTGCCAGCCTGGGCGGATCGGCCGCCATCAAGGGCGCCAAACGGTTCAAGAAATAGGATTAGAACATGACTGACAACCTGTTCTTCATCGACGAGGACGAGGTCCTCGCACACCACGGCGTCAAAGGCATGAAGTGGGGCGTTCGCAAGCAGCGAGCCGCTTCCGGAGGCGCCGGATCAACCAAGAAGCGCAAGGGGCTCTCCCGCAAGCAGAAAGCCGCCATTGCCGGCGTCCTCGGCACTGCGGCAGCCGCTGGTGCTGGCTACTACCTGCACAAGTCGGGCAAGGGGGAGAAGATCGCTGCTCTGGCTAAGAAGGCTGGCGCCTCCGCTAAGAGCGCTGCTCAGGGCAAGGGGCGCAATCTCGGAGCCCAGGCTCGAGTCAAGCAGGCCCAGGCCAAGCGGTTCGCTAAGGCTCAGTCTGCCAACGCCAAGGGCGCAGCTGAGAAGCTGAAGACCACCAAGGCCGGCAAGTACGCTGAGGCCACTCGTCTCGCTGCCAACGCAGCTGCGTTCAAGACTGGTAACGCGGTCAAAGGTGCCGGCTACAAGGCCAAGAACCAGGCTTGGAAGGCTGGTAATAAGGCACGCAAGGCAGCTGAGGGCGGCGTCGGCGGTGTGAAGTCTTCGGCCGGCATGGCGGCCCGTTCGGCCAAGGCTGCAGCTGGTAAGGCGGCAGGGGCGGCTAAGTCTAAGTTTGGCAAACAGGCCGCTAAGACTCCCGGTAAGGCGCTTTCGACTCATGTTGTTCAGCCCGGTAAGGGCGTCGGCTACAGGAAGCTCGCTACCACCGGAACCAAGGTCGTGAGGCCCAAAGGCGCCGCTGCTGACAAGCTCGCCAAACGTGCTGCCCTCGGACTAGGCGTTGGAATTGGCGCCAACGCGGCCGCAGCGGCAACGGGAGCGGCTATCAACAGAAAGGCTGCTGGAGGCAAGAAGGGCGGACGCTCTAGGAAGCGCCGCCGCTGACCATGCTGTCCAATACCGCTACCCCGCGATATTACGCTCAGTTCAGAGACGATGTCCTCGCAGGTCGAATTCCGATCTGCAAGGAGATCGAGATGGAGATGAATAGGATCGATGATCGGATTCACAATCCCGGTTTTTATTACGATAGCGACGCTGTGGAGGGGTTCATCCGCTTCGCGGAAGCGGAGATGACTCTAACCGACGGATCCGATCTTCGACTCTTACCAAGCTTCAAGCTCTGGGCCGAACAGATCTTCGGATGGTGGATCTTCACCGAGCGATCGGTCTACGTCCCTAACAAGACTACGGCTGGCGGCCACTTCGAGAAGCGCCGGGTGAAGCAACGCCTCATCAACAAGCAGTACATCATCGTCGCTCGAGGCGGGGCGAAGTCTCTATACGAAACCCTCCTCCAAGCCTACTTCCTCACGATCGACACGTCGACCACCCACCAGGTGACGACGGCGCCGACGATGAAGCAGGCTGAGGAGGTCATGCAGCCCTTCCGCACCGCCATCACAAGGGCCAAGGGACCCCTGTTCGATTTCATGACTCAGGGGTCTCTACAGAACACGACCGGCAGTCGCGCGCTCAGGCAGAAGCTCGTCCCCACCAAGAAGGGGATCGAGAACTTCATGACTAACAGTCTGCTCGAGGTTCGACCTATGTCAATCGATAAACTCCAGGGCCTCCGCACCAAGATGAACACGGTGGACGAGTGGCTCTCGGGCGATATTCGTGAAGACGTGGTAGGCGCCATCGAGCAGGGCGCGTCCAAGGTCGACGACTGGCTTATCCTGGCAGTGTCCTCGGAGGGTACCGTCCGGAACTCGGCCGGTGACAACATGAAGATGGAGCTCCTCAACATTCTTCGAGGGGAGTACTCGGATCCCCATACATCCATCTTCTACTACAGGCTCGATGACCTCAAGGAGGTCGGGGATCCGTCGACATGGCTGAAGGCCCAGCCAAATCTCGGGGCAACTGTCTCCTACGAGACATATCAGCGAGACGTCGAACGGGCGGAGCACGTACCTGCGGCTAGGAACGACATCCTGGCCAAGAGGTTCGGCATTCCCATGGAGGGGTACACATACTTCTTCACCTACGAGGAGACACTGCGGCACAACCGTCAGGACTTCTGGGGTATGCCGTGTTCCATCGGCGTCGACCTGTCACAGGGCGATGACTTCACCGCCTTCACATTCTTGTTCCCCCTCAGCCGTGGCAGGTTCGGCGTCAAGACGCGCTGCTACATTTCCGAGCGCACCATGCTGCGGCTTCCAGGGGCCACTCGCCAGAAGTACGAGGAGTTCCTACAGGAGGGCTCACTCATGGTGCTCGAGGGTACGGTTCTCGACATGATGAACGTCTATGAGGACCTCGAGGCGTTCATTGCTGATTGCGAGTACGACGTGCGCTGCCTGGGCTTTGACCCATACAACGCCAAGGAGTTCGTGACTCGCTGGGAGAACGAGAACGGGCCGTTCGGCATCGAGAAGGTGATCCAGGGAGCCCGGACTGAGTCTGTGCCCCTTGGCGAGATCAAGGACATGGCAGAGGACCGCAAGCTCCTCTTCGACCAGTCCATGATGACCTTCACGATGGGGAACGCCATCACCCTGGAGGACACCAACGGGAACCGCAAGCTCCTGAAGGCCCGACGGGAGAACAAGATCGACTCGGTCGCCGCCATGATGGACGCCTGGGTCGCTTACAAACTCAACAAGGACATGTTCGACTAGGAGGTGAAGGACATAGGACTGCGAGATAGACTACAGCACGCCTACAATGCCTTCACTGGCAGGGACATCGATCGATCGCACCTCGGTCCGTCCTACTCCGTACGGGCCGACCGGCTCGCTCTCGGATGGACAGCTGACAAGTCGATCATCTCGTCGCTGTTCAACATGATCGCTATCGACGTGTCCGCCACGCCGATCCGACATGTCGACACAGCTCAAAATGGAACGTTTGTTGGCGTTCGGCGGTCAGCCCTGAACGATTGCCTGATGCTGGAGCCCAACATCGATCAGAGTGGCCGAGCATTCATCCAAGATGCCGTGCTGTCCCTGTTTGACGAGGGGGTCATCGCAATCGTTCCGGTCGAGTCAGACCTGGACCCGAGGACCAACAACAGCTTCGACATCAAACAACTGCGAGTTGGGCGGATCACACAGTGGTTCCCTGAGCAGGTCGAGGTTGAGGTCTACAACCAAGCTCGCTCTACCAAGGAGCGGGTAATCCTGCCGAAGCGCACCGTCGCCATCATCGAGAATCCTCTCTATGAGGTGATGAACAAGCCGAACTCAACCCTCAAGCGACTGAGCCGCAAGCTCTCCATGCTGGACCTGGCCGACGAGAAGACGTACACCGGAAAGCTGGACATCATCATCCAGCTCCCCTACGTCGTCAAGACCGAAGCCATGCGCCAGCGGGCGGAGAACCGTATTCAGTCTATCGAGGACCAGCTCGGAAAGGGCGGACATGGGATCGCCTACACCGACGGTTCCGAGAAGATTACTCAGCTGAACCGTCCGGCGGAGAACAATCTGCTCGATCAGATCAAGTTCCTCACCGCCGAGCTCATGAGTCGACTGGGTATCTCGGAGGACGTCTTCAAGGGTACTGCGACGGAGATCGTCTGGACGCACTATTGGAACCGGGCTGTGGAGCCTGTACTCTCGGCACTCGCCGACGGGATGAGCAAGGCCTTCCTCACGAAGACCGCGCGCACCCAGGGGCAGGCCGTGCAGTACATCCGCGACCCGTTTAAGAACGTTCCTCCGAGCCAGATCGTCACGTCTCTGGACACCATGCTCAGGGATCAGGTCATCACGCCGAACGAGGCACGTACGAGGATTGGTCTTCCGCCGTCCCCAAACGAGCAGGCGGATCAGTTGCAGAACCCGAACATCAACCCGCAGATGGGTGACACCTCCCTGGACGGCGAGGGGGATATTCCGGGCCCCGGTGGTCCTGATGTTCAGTCAGTGCTCAGCATGCCGATGAGCCAAGTCAGAGGAGAAGGATGAAGTTCGACTTCAGTGGCTGGGCCACTAAGAACGACCTGACCTGCTCCGACGGGCGCACTATCAAGCATAATGCGTTCAAGGAGAATGACGGCCAGCGCGTGCCGCTTGTATGGCAGCATGGGCACAACGCCGTCGACAATGTTCTCGGGCATGCACTGCTCGAGAATCGGGATGAGGGCGTTTACGCCTACTGTGCGTTCAACGACACTCCTGGTGCGGATAACGCCAAGGAGCTCGTGAAGCACGGTGACGTCAAGGCTCTCTCGATCTACGCCAACCGCCTCGACCAGCGAGGGGCTGACGTTATTCACGGCAACATCGTCGAGGTTTCCATGGTCCTGTCCGGGGCCAACCCGGGCGCCTTGATCGACAACGTTGCTCTGGAGCACTCGGATGGTTCATGGACCGAGTCCGAGGACGAGGCCGTCATTTATTCCGGTCTCACGCTCTCGCACGATTCCGGAGAAACAACGGAGGACACAGAATCCATGGACGAAGACGAGGTTTACGACGAGGACGACCTCACGGTCGCCGATGTCCTCGAGACCCTCGACGATGACCAGCGTCTGGCTGTTGCAGCCCTTATCGAGGAGATCAGCGGTGACGTTGATGCCGAGGATGAGGACTTCGACGAGGACGAAGAGTTCGATGAGGACTATGACGAAGACTACGATGAGGACGCCGAGCACGGCGACTCCGGGGGTGATACTCTGATGCATTCCAACATCTTCGAGGGCGACGCTCGTGCCGCTATGGGCCCGCACCTCTCTCACGCCGACGAGGAGCTTATCTTCGCCGAGGCCCGTAAGCCTGGCATGACACTCCGAACCGCTGTCCTGGCTCACGCCGCAGACTACGGTATCAAGAACCCGGAGCTGCTGTTCCCGGACGCCACCAACCTGGACCCGGAGCCCCAGCGCATCATGCGCGAGAACTCTTGGGTTTCCAAGGTTCTCCAGGGCGCCAAGCACTCGCCATTCTCCCGCGTCAAGACCCAGTGGTCCAACCTTACCGCTGACGACCTTCGGGCCAAGGGCTATGTCAAGGCCAGCCGCAAGAAGGACGTTGTCTACGAGGTCGCCAACCGGAAGACCGAGCCGACGACCGTTTACAACAAGACGAAGATTGACCGTGACGATGTCCTCGATATCACCACGTTCAACGTCGTCGCCTGGATGCAGCAGAACCTGCGTCTGGCCCTCGAGGAGGAGCTCGCTCGCGCCGTCCTGATTGGTGACGGTCGTGAGGTGTCCAACCCCGACAAGATCAAGGAGTCCAACATCCGTCCTATCTGGAAGGATGACGAGCTGTTCTCCCACAAGGTTCTTATCGACAAGGATGCCAAGACTCCGGACATCATCGACGCTGTTCGTCGGTCCCGGAAGTTCTACAAGGGCTCCGGCATGCCGGTCCTGTTCACCACGAACGCGTTCGTGTGCGACATGCTCGAGATTAAGGACATCAACCAGCGCTACATCTACGAGACCAAGCAGGCCGTTGCCAACGCCCTGAACGTCTCGGATGTCATCGAGGTTGAGGTCATGGAGGGCGCCAAGCGCGAGGTCGGGGGCAAGACCCAGAACTTGCTCGGTATCATCGTCAACATGCAGGACTACACCCTGGGTGCTGACAAGGGTGGCGAGACCTCCTTCTTCGAGCAGTTCGACATCGACTTCAACCAGCAGAAGTACCTGCTGGAGGCTCGTTGCTCGGGCTCGCTGACGAAGTACAAGTCCGCGATCGTCATCGAGAAGGCTACGGCCTGATCCGGTCAAAATGGCAAGATTCTTCGGAAGCATAGGTTACGGACACGCCGTCGAGACAACGCCGGGAGTGTTCGAGGACAAGATCACGGAGAGGGAGTACTACGGGGACGTGAACCGTTCCCAGAAGCAGTACGACAGCGAGCCGAAGGTTCTCCAGAATCTCCGACTTAACAACGAGATCTCCATCTTGGCCGACTCTTACGCCGAGGAGAACTTCTTCGCCATCAAGTATGTGAGGTGGATGGGGGCGCGCTGGGTCGTCACAAACGTGGAGGTCCGCCGCCCCCGTCTCATCCTCAACCTCGGAGAGGTGTACAATGGCCCAACGCCTTGAGTTCCATCAGAAACTCGTCGAAGCGCTGGGTTCTAGGAACGTCTACTTCCAACCCCCGGAGTCCGTCCAGCTCACCTACCCGTGCATCGTGTACGAACGGAGTCGAGCCGACTCGAAGTTCGGGGACAACACCAACTGGATGTACACACCGCGTTATTCGGTCACCCTCATCAGCAGGAATCCCGACGAGCCGGTACTGGACGTCCTGGCCGACATGCCTATGTCCACCTTCGAGAGGCACTTCGTCTCGCACAACCTTCATCACGACGTGTTCAACATCTACCAAGGAGTATAGATGGCAGTCCTCACATGGGACGAGACGGGCAAGAAGTTCTATGAGACTGGTGTGGACCGTGGGGTCCTCTTCCCCGTCAACCCCGCCACTGGCGCTTACAGCAAGGGCGTCGCCTGGTCGGGTCTCACTAACGTGACTGAGACCCCGTCTGGTGCAGAGCAGACCGACCTGTACGCGGACAACATCAAGTACCTTTCTCTGACCTCGGCGGAGACGTTCGAGGGCAAGATTGAGGCCTACACCTACCCGGACGAGTGGCTCCAGTGTGACGGCTCGGCTATTGTCGACAAGGTCGTCATCGGTCAGCAGGAGCGTTCCTCCTTCGGGCTGGCATACCGCACCATCAAGGGTAACGACCAGCAGAAGAACAACTACGGCTACAAGCTGCACCTTCTGTACGGTCTGGCCGCCTCCCCCTCGGAGCGGTCCTACGGTACGATCAACGACTCCCCTGAGGCGATCACCTTCTCGTGGTCCTTCAAGGGCACCCCGGTGAACGTTACCGACCACAAGCCGACCTGTGTCGTTACCCTCGACTCCAGCGTCATCGGCAAGAACGGCATGACCGCCATCGAGAAGCTGATCTGGGGCGACGGCGCTAACGACGCCAAGCTCCCGACTCCTAACGAGGTCATCGCCGCCGTCAAGGCTGCTGGCTGACAACTCCCACGGACCCCGTGATGCGCTCCGGGGTCCGTGGTGACTCCAGGGAGGAACGAATGCTGACGATTCACGTCGTCGGGGATGAACTCTATGACGAGGATCGTAACGAGTTCATCAATGGATTCGAGGGCGACCTCGAGCTTGAGCACAGTCTCGTCGCTCTGTCAAAATGGGAGTCAAAGTGGCACATCCCATATATCGGCAACGAGAAGCTCACCGAAGAGCAGGTCGTGGATTACATCAAGTGCATGACTCTGAATGAGGTCGACCCCGTCGTCTACTCGCACTTGTCCATGGACAACGTGAAACGGATCCGAGAGTACATCGAGGACTCGATGACGGCAACCACATTCGTGGAAGCCGAGGGATCCAGCCCCAGCCGAAACACTATCACGTCAGAGCTGGTCTATTACTGGATGGTCGCTCTCCAGATTCCATTCGAGTGCCAGTACTGGCACCTTCATCGACTTCTCACACTCATTCGAGTGTGCAACGTCAAGAACCAACCCGACAAGAAGATGTCGACCGCCGCCACGCTTCGACAGAATCAGGCTCTGAACGCGGCGAGACGGGCCAAGTACAAGTCAAGAGGTTAACATGCCTGGTGTTACTCCTCTCCTCCACACCAAGGTTCGGGGAGAGTCCAGTCCGTTCAGCACCGTCTACATCTCTCCAACCAACGGGGTCACTGACGCATCGATCACCCTGGGCGCTAATCCTGAATTCGAGCTCGACGTCGCATTCTACGAAGGATCCAAGGCCCTACTGCGAGTCGTTCGCCAGGATGGAAGCTCCGATCAGAAGATGATCGACCTCAAGGAGTCCATGCCAGAGAAGGTTGTCTGGTTCAACTCGAGGGCTGCTTCCGGATACGGGACGTTCGACACCGGCTGGCAAGAGATCGCAGCCGGAGAAGGAGCCGGGTCCTACCAGTATCGGGTCATGGCAGGGATGATCTACATCCGACTCAAGGGTGATGGGTGGCAAGGAGCCACGTTCGCCGGAGACCTTAACGTTGAGCGTAAACTTGTCGATATACCCGCTTCATTCCAAGTGAAGACCCGAAGCTGCTTCCCGTTCCCCAAGGGCGACGGAAGCATTGACGGGTCCATGATCGAGGTTCGTCCCAATAACACAGTAGTCTTTTACATCAAGGCTGTGGGGCCCAGGATTGTCCCGATCGTCTCTGCTCCAATCGAGAATTCTAATGGCTGATACATCAGTGCGTGCTGATTCGGTACACGCCACGATATACAATAACCTGATGTTTTATGACTCCTACGACGTCGGTCGTTATGTACCCGGCGTTGTTGTAGGCGTGATTCCTTCGGGCAAGAAACAGAACGGCGCAGTACCGACCGTATTAACTACTGATCTCATTCGGACTGCCCGGGATGTATTCGTTGTGTACCTCGAAGCCCCCACGGTGTTCAAACTATTTATCACGGCTCCGGGCTTTCATGAGGAGCACTATGTTTGGCTAGAACCGAACAAACATTACGATCTTATGCAACTGTGCGGTGCGTACTACATGGAAGGGTCTGACTTTCAGGACCTCTACGAGATGGAGAACCTGCACTGCCGAACGTGGTATCCGGAAGGGTCAAAATGACTGTATCTCAATACGCAGCATCGTGCGCCAGGTACTACGCCGACGTCGCTGATGTCGGTTACTCGCAACCAGATCGCTGGACCTTCTACGATCGGTCCAATTGGGACGGTTGGCTCATCAATCCGCCAGCCAATGCCGACTGCTCAGCTCTCGTCGCAGGCTGCTACAACATCGCGGCTCACCACGAGTGGGGGGAGCCCTTCACTGCCGGCTATTTCCCCAGGTCAACCTGGACCGGGTCGCTGCGGGAGGAGTGTCTCCAGCGCAACTTCGCCGACATCTCAGATTCCTGGACGGGTAACGAGCCCGATGGCGGATTCGAGGTCGGCGATATTGTCCTGTCCGAGGCGGCTTCGGGTGGTAAAGGCCACGTCGCTATGGTGACCGGACTCAATCCAACGATTCTCGCCGAGGCATGGATCGCTGAGGATGGTTCCGATGACGGTTGGATGGGCGACCAGACCGAGCAAGAGGTCCGCACCAAGGAGTACAACGAGCACCCGTACACCCAACAGGCGGCCTGGACACACTGTCTTCGTCGACGGGACAACCACGGCTCTTCAGCGCCCTCGCACGCCGAGTCGTCGGCGGGGACCTCCATTCAGCAGGCCGTACTTCGCGCCGCTGATGCTGTCGGGTGTCCTTGGTGGGCTGCTCTCGGATGCCTCAAGGTGGAGACTGGTGAAGAGGGTGCCAACATCTACGGCCACGACGCCGGAGGTGCCTGCTCGGGCTGGGGCGAGGTCACGGAGCACAACTTCAAGAACTACTTCTGGCCCATCGTCTCCGAGTGGGGCACCTCAAACGGCGTTGGACCGCTTCAGGTCACCTACAACGGGTACTTCATCAACGATCCTGACCGAGCCTGGTGGGACCCGCAGAAGTCGGCCGAGGTCGGCTGCTCCATCCTCAAGGGTCTCATCGACGCTGAGGGCGATTCCTACGAGGACCTCCGCCGTGTGGGGTCTCGCTACAATTCCGGGACCATGTACGGGTCCTACGAAGCGTACGGCGTGCCTTTCTCCGACGCATGCCGATACTGGTACAACAAAGGCCGTCCGTCTCAGGGCACGAGCGACGGCGGAGAGGAACTCGAAGTGTCATACGCAACCGATCTGCTTTCTGAGATCAAGGACCGCCTTGTCGAGGTCTCCGACCAGACTGGCGCCGGCATCGCCGGTCGTCGTTTCGACGGCCCCATCGTTGGTTGGTTGAAGGATGTCTCCTACAAGGAGGACCAGATCCTGAAGGCTCTCAACGAGATCAACACGAAGCTCGACGAGAAGAAGTGAGGCCGCCGTGCCTTACTGTCACGTCAAGGGAGACATTCCTCCGTTCGCCACGCTGACGGTTGATCCTGATGACGGACCCACCTATGTCGACACTGCCGGAGAGAACGGTAAGATCGACGGTATGGTGTGGTTCTTCCGAAGCACCAACGCTCGTCTCTTCCTGGATGACCAGGGGTGGAGTGCCACCAAGACGGTCACTCTGGCTGAGGACAGTGTAGTCGATGTTTCCATCAAGACTAATCGTCCAGCTGGCGGCGGGGGAGGCGGTAATGGGAATGTCCTGATCCTCGGTCGTGAGGAGCAGGTGCCCGCCGGTACTCCTCCGAACACGGTCATCGTACGAAAGGTCTGATCATGGCGTCTCCCATGAAGGGTATCGCGGTCTCCAAGAACCAGGACGAGAAACTCAGCGTTCCGTCGGCTGTTGGGGACTGGGCGCTGCTCGTAGTGGGCGGTCAACTTAACCACATGCGGGACTGTACGCCCGCGGGATGGACGGGAAAGTACGCCGGCGGTGAAGACATCCGGTCATGCACCGTGGCCGTCAAAATGGTCGCTGATCCTGCCGACACCCAGAACATCGTATGGAAGTCACCGGACCCGGCTCACAACGGACGGCACGTCGCGGTACTTATGGTGTTCGACGGGACCAAGGTTAAGAGTCTGGTCCCCGGTACACCAGGTAAGAGTGCCGACGGTTGGAAGAACGGGCCATTTCCTCAGATCACAGGGTTTGTGCAGCATGATGTAAACACCGCCCCTGTAGCGACTTTCCCGCTAAACGTCGAGTCGCTGACTAATGGTGCTTGGGGTAAGGACACGAAGATGCCCTGGTCTTCGATTGTTGTTGGATACGCTCAGTCGGCGTACGTTCCCCCAAGCAACACCGGTGTAAGAACCCTCTTCGGTGTCGACGTCCGGCTTCAGGAACAGAACGATTCGCTCGATCCGACTCTCGCCGACGGATCGAGGATCGGCGTTAACGTGTGGGACGGTACTCGGGAGACTCCGACAGTCACGATGCGAGCAATTCCCGAGGGCGCCAAGACGATTGCGGAACTCCTCACGATTCCGCATTTCATCGTGGGGCACCGTGGAGGATCCCAGTCCTGGCCCGAGCACACGGAGATCGGATACACCCAGGCGGTCGACTACCACGCGCATGCGCTGGAGTTTTCCGCCGCACGGAGCAAGGACGGCGTCTGGTTCGGATGTCACGACAAGAGCTTGTCGCGTCTTGTCCCGGCTCTGACCAAGAACGCTGACGAGTATACCTGGGCCGAGATCAAGGCGGAGGCGTCGAAGACCCAGTACATGCCAGCGACGATCGATTGGCTGATGGACACGTATTCCAAGAGTCATGTCATCGTCTTCGATCCGAAGTACAAACTGCCTGAGTGGGAGGCCGTTTGTGATATGTTCAAGGGCATGGAGCAGAAGGTCATACTCAAGTCATACGGGGACTCCAAGTGGGCGTTTGACGGGATGCGAGCGCGCGGCTTCAAGACCTGGGGGTACGCGTACGCCTTGGACACCACCAAGGAATGGTATCCGAACTTCCTCGCGGGGAAGGTCTGCGATATTCTGTCCATGGAGTTCAATGCGCCACAGACCACATGGGATGCCCTGAAGGCTTCAGGTCTCCCGACAGTTGCGCATATTCCCGCTGACGCCGAGCAACTCAAGACAGGATGGTCTCGAGGAGCGATGGGTGCCATCGTGTCAGGTATCGCGGCCGCCTGTGAGAGGGCCGCATGAGTCCGGCGTTCACGCTGGAGATGGATTCGAGGATGGACACGGGGAAGTGGCTCGAGAGACTCAAAGAGGGCCGCTTCTTCGATTTCCTCGACGACTGCGGACAGGCCGGGGTGGCTGCGCTAGCTGCTGCTACTCCGGTCAGGTCCGGTTACACTGCATCCAGCTGGTCCTACGAGATCAAGCGGAGCAGAAACCGAGTCTCGCTGGTCTGGAACAACTCCCACGTGGAGCAGGGTGTCCCGATCGCAGTCATATTGCAATACGGGCATGGCACCAGGACCGGTGGCTATGTCCAGGGCGTGGATTATATAAATCCGGCGCTCAGGCCTATATTCGACAGCATCGTCAAGCAGCTTGAAAGCGCGGTGAGAGGCTAGTGGCGTCAATCGAGGAGCGGGTAGTCGCTCTTAAGTTCAATAATGGCCAATTCATGAACGGGGTTCAGGACTCCCTCAACGGAGTCAAGAAGCTCGAGGAGGGATTGGCATTCCGAGGCGGCGTTGAGGGGATCAATCAGGTCTCAGCGGCCGCCAAGAACCTTAATTTCTCGGAGGCCCAGGCGGGTATCGCCGAGACTACGAGCAAGTTCTCGGCTCTCCAGTCGATTGCCTTCGGCGCACTCGCCAGCATCGGCGGAAAGATCGCAGAAGTCGGCTCCTCGATGCTCTCGAGTTTCACGGTTCAACCCCTTATCGATGGTATGAAGGAGTACGAGCTCCAGCTCAACTCCGTTCAGACCATTCTCGCCAACACTGCCCAGAAGGGCGAGACGATCCAGACCGTTAACGCGGCTCTGGACCAGCTGAACACTTACGCGGACCAGACTATCTACAACTTCGGCGAGATGACGTCCAATATCGGTAAGTTTACCGCTGCCGGTATCGGACTGGACGACTCAGTCGCGTCGATTAAGGGTCTGGCGAACTGGGCAGCCGTCGCTGGTGCCAACTCCGAGTCTACCTCGAGGGCCATGTACCAGCTTTCGCAGGCTATGGCTGCGGGAACGGTGAAGCTTCAGGACTGGATGTCCCTGGAGAACGCCGGTATCGCCACCAAGCAGTTCCAGGATCAGCTGATTCAGACAGCCAAGGTCCACGGCAAGAGTGTCGACGAAATGATCGCCAAGAACGGGTCGTTCAGGCTCTCCCTGCAGGAGGGATGGCTGACCCAGGAGATCATGATGGAGACTCTGAAGCAGATGGCCGGTGAGTACACCGACGAGCAGCTTCTCTCCATGGGTTACACCGAGGAGCAGGTCGCTCAGATCCAGGAACTGGCCAAGACCGGTATGTCTGCGGCTCAGGACATCAAGACGTTCTCGCAGTTGATGGGCGTTATCGGTGAGGAGCTCGGTTCATCCTGGTCTCAGTCGTTCCGAATCATATTCGGTGACTTCGAGCAGGCCAAGGAACTGTGGACCAAGGTCGGTGCGTTCCTCACAGGCCCGAGCGGTGTTATCACACAGATGGGTAACGCCCGGAACGCCCTTCTCCAGGGCTGGGCAGACCTCGGCGGCAGGGAGAGGATTCTCGAGGGCCTCGCTTCTCTGTTCCACGCCATGTGGGATCCGCTCCAGCGCATCGGTCAGGCGTTCTCGCAGGTCTTCAGCGGTCCTTCCGCCGAGGGTCTGTACGCAATGTCCGAGGCGTTCGCGAACTTCATGGCCAAGCTGGTCCCCAGTGAGTCCACTATTGAGTCGATCGGCAACTACTTCGAGGCGTTCTTCCGGATCGTCAAAATAGGTGTACTAGTCCTCACAGACTTTGCCAAGGTGATCGGATGGATCGCCAACGGAGCGCTCAAGGGACTAGGAACCCTTATTTCCAACCTCACTGGTCACACCCAGAGTTGGTCAGGGAGTCTCCTAGAGCACGTCAAGGCTGTTCAGGAGTGGTATGACAACTTGAACATCGCCGAGAACGTTATCAAGGCCATCATATGGACCGGCAATGGGCTGAAGCGTATCTGGGGCAACTTCTCTGAGGGTTTCCATGACGAGATCACGCCCAGCCTTAAGCGCCTTGGGGAGGCCTGGGCCAACCTTTGGGAGGCTTTGAAGTCTGCGGGCTCCGGAATCAAGGAAGCCATCGTCGGTCCCTTCCGGGAGCTCAAGGAGAGCGCCCAGGAGGTCGGTCAGGCGCTCGGTATCACCAGCGATTCCACCGAGGAGGCCGGCGAGACTGCCGAAGCGAACGAATCCAAGTTCACCAAGCTCAAGAACAAGATCGTCGAACTGTTCGAGTCTGCCTACAAGAAGTCATATTTCTGGGGGCAGCACCTGGCTGACCATCTTATTCCGGCGATTGACAAGCTCACCAGCTTCATCAACTGGCTGACTGAGTGCATCAACAAGCAGGCCATCGTCGTTAGCGACTGGTTGACTCCCAAGATGGAGCGACTGGCCGCACTCTACGACGAAGTGTCCACCAAATTCAGCGAGTGGGCTGAGGCCATGCAGAACGGGCCCGATATCGCTTGGCTGTCATCCCTCGGCGGTATTCTTTCGTCGTTTGGAGCCGGTGTCTGGGGTGTCCTCAAGAATCTAGCGACTCTGAACTTCGACTTCGACACCAAACCGTTCCATAAGGCGTTCAGTGATCTTAAGACGCTCATGGGCGAGTATGCCGAGTCTGTCAAGTACGGCTGGAACACCACCAAGGACTTCATCGCTAATCTTGAGCTCAAGGACAAGGCTACTTCGGGGTGGCATAACTTCGTCAAGCTTATCAAGGGCATCGGCAAGGTTCTGTCCACCGTTGGTCATTACGCCATCATCGCCGCCAAGGCGCTCATCGAGCCGTTCAAGGGCGCATTTGCTGAACTCAAGAACATGGCTGACAACGGCGACTACGGAGGCATATTCGACGCCATCCTCAAGACGGGCGCTCTGGTCACATTCCTTTCCATTGCTCGGAATGTTATCAACACCTTCAAGGAGTGGGGCAAAGCCGGATCCAACTTCGCTGGAATTCTCGGTAGTGTCAAGGACGTCATCGACGGGTTCAAGGAATCAATGGAGGCTACGACTGCCAAGGTCAAGGCCACCACTGTCCTTATTCTCGCCGGAGCCGTTCTCGTTCTGGCCGCTGCGCTCTGGGTCGTCGCCCAGATCCCGGCTGGCAAGATTGTGGCCGCTGGTGCAGCTCTATATTTCATGTTCAACATGCTCAAGAAGGCGGAGGACGAGCTGTCCAGCGCCGGTGAAGGCAAGGACACGAAGGGGCTCGCTAAGCGAATGCTGGCGCTGGTCGTATTGGCCGGAGTCGCACTCCTACTGGGCAAGGCACTGAACAATATCGGCACTATGGACTGGGATGATATCCTCAAGGGGACTCTTGGGCTCTTCGCAGTCATAAAGATGCTGATGATGGTGGCCGACACGACCACCAAGAAGAACAAGGATATCCTGGCGTTCGCCCTCACGGCAATTCCACTGGGTATCGGCGTCATGCTCCTTGCCTACGCGGTCAAGCCGCTTGGCGAGATGAGCCTGTCTGACCTGACTCAGGGCGTTCTGGCGCTTGGTCTTATCATGAAGATGATGACCATGATGTCGCAGATGGGTACAGTCAAGATCAAGAAGGCC